GCGGGGTCAAAAAACTCTACAAACGTTGAGCGTATTTTTGTAGCTGCTTTTTGCCCCGCCCTGTTTTCGTCATTGTTGGTAGCAATGACTATTTGATCGGGATCAAGGCGAATAATCGCTTTTAATAAACCTCCACCAGCCTCAGTCCCGAAAGTTATTCCTGTATTTTTGATACCACTTTCCCAAAGAGAAAGCATATCTCCAATACTTTCAACAAGAATTATCTGTTTCTTCTCTTTAATAAATTGATGGTTGAATACAAAAGGGTATGCCCATTCATTTTTGCGGCCAATATGTTTCCATTTAATTTTAGATTTACCTGTAACATCACGCCCAGAAAATCCTTGAATTTTTTTACGAGCATCAAAAATTGGGAATACGTATCTTTGAAACATTTTGCCTTCAGTGCATAGCCCACCTTGAAAAATTTTCAAAGTTTCATCACTAACCCCACGACGATTCCAATAAGATCCGTCTGGTTTTAAATCTACAATATCATCATTAGAATAATATTTAGCACTTTTGTTAAAAGGATCTTCAACATCATTATTAAATCCAGTATAATATTTTGCTTTATCTTCTAAAATTTGCCCCACTTGTTTCAGATCTTTTAATTTAAGAGTTAGCTTTAGAAACTCTTCCAAAGAAAAAACATGACCTGTTACGAAATCTTTTACAATATTGTTTTGTAAATAAATACCTACTGATCCAGGATCATCACCACCACGATAGCTAGCAGTACAAGTAAGATAAGTACCATAACTTCTAGGTTTACATCCAGCATCTTTTAAAAGTTCTAAAAGTCTCATATAATTTCTTCTTGAGGTTCGTTATTAGGACGATCAAAAATATTTACGTTTACTCCATTTTGATGATTGACAATATCTTGAAGAGTTCCTTTTTCTTCAACATGAAAGTTATCTACATTAAATGAAATAAAATTCTTGCGATATACGGGACGATTATTTTCAATAACTCGGACAAGATCATTATGACCATGAGCATGCTGACCTTGGTAACGAGATGCAAGTTCAATCATTTTATGAGTTCCAAACTGTGCACCATCTTCGGCTTGTTCTTCTAAAGTTTTGCGTCTAAAAATACCAACATATGCAGCAAACCATTGGAGACGATCTGATTGTGCAATAGCACTTGAATCATCAGCGCCATTTTCGGCGCTACGATTTAACTGGCAAGCGGTAAGGATTGGAATATTCATACGCACTGAAAGTTCTTTAAGACGATCAACTTTATCACCAATGAGTTGATATTCTTGTTTGCCTTTTTCCATTTCACCAGTCAGTTTAATATAATCATAAACTACAATAGCAGGGTTACCACGACCAACTTGACCAAGATACCAACGTTGAATAATTGATTCAATTTCAGCAATTGGTTTTCCAGCAACCTGTAAATGTTTTACTTTACCTTGGGCTTTGGCAAGTTCAGATTTTTTACTATTCCATTTTGCTAAAAGCTCTTTATTATTTTTAAAATTTCCTGTTTCGAGCCACCACATTGGAATGCCAGTAATACTACTAGCAATACGGAAACGAATTACATTAGTTTGCATTTCGGTATCCAAAATAAGTGCTTGCATATTGGGGTTAATCAAACTTGCTTTAGAACAAATATCACTAAGAATAGTTGATTTGCCATGCTTAGGACGACTAACCCATGCATAAAGCTCTCCAGGTCTTAAACCTCCATACATCTTATTAAAAAGTTTATATGGAGTAAGATATCCTGTTTCACTAATTGGATTGTTAGCGCGTTCTTCAACCATTTTTTCGATATCTTGAAAAAGGTCTTCGGGATTGGCTTCAAGATCGTATGCGGTAACACGATCATTATACATTTTATCTGCTAATGAAATAATTTCATCTGGAGATTTGTCTCCAGAATTTTCCATTGCCTCGGCAATAAGAGAAGCTGTCTCTGCAACTTCACGACGAATAATAAGTGATTTTTGACTAATTTTAAGAAAGGCAAGGCTCTCAATATAGTCAAAAACATTAAAGTCTTGTTTGAAGTTAATTCCAAGATTTTTAATCTTTTCTCCGATTATTACTGGATCAAGTGGTTGACCTTTCATAATTTGACCTTTAACTACGCTAAAAATAGTTTTATGACCATTAGAAAAATCATTCTCATTAATAAAATGAGATACCTCAAAATATACTTGAGGATATTTAAGAAAACCCGCAAGAACGTGTTTTTCTATTTGTACACTACGAATTGAATTCATCTTAAAGATTATCTTTAATTACTGCATTAAAAGCTTTTTCAGCAAACTCTCTCATATTTTCTTGTTTATTTTCATCAGTAAAAGTTGGCCAGATTATTTTATAATCTGCACTATTTTGGATAATGGAGTCATTAATTGATTCATCCATATTAGCGGGTGGCACTATTTCACCATTAATTGCAATTCTTTGCAAGTGAATAAGTATACTATTCTCTTTTGCTTTAAGCCAACTAACTTCATCTCCTTCGTATTGTTGGTAACGAACATCTGGAATAATACAAATATCGGGTTGAAATTTTTTAACTCTTTGATCAAGTAAGTTTGTCCAATATTTTCCTTCTGTTTGCTGACGTTTTACTTTGCCATACCAAACTAAAAACTCACGAAACGTTGCTTTTTCTTCATTATTATCTGTAAACACATTTAATCCAAGATATTCTTGGATAAAATCTTTACAATCTTCCTTAAGAGGTTGTGCTAAGGATGTTCTATAAATAGTTAAACCTTTAGATGATCTAATAAGATTTTCAATCTCAAGTGCCAAACTATCTTTACCTGATCTGGCTACACCAGCTATTCCAATATACAATACGCTCATACATATATGATAGCCTAACTTATTTTGATATTCAAGCTAAATTTCTATATCAAATTTTTCTTTTATCCATTCTGGAGATAAACTGATAAGTTCATTTTCAAATATTTCAATAATACGAAATCCGTTCATTTCTAACCATTGATATTTTTGAAGATCTCTTTTAACACTATTTTTAAATCCGGTTTTTGTTTTATGAAAATGTTTAACAAATTTATCATGTTGAAGCCCATGGGTTTCTACAGCAATTTTTTTTGTAAAATTAATAAGATCACATTTCATTCTTGTACCGAATACAGGAAATTCTTCGACTACAACATGAGTATTCCAACAATGCTCAAAAAATTTTTTTACATTAAATTGAACTTTACTTTTACAAGGTTTATTCCAATCAATTAAAAATTTATTGATTGTTTTATTAACTTCTTTACCAAAAATGTTTTTAAATTTCATTTAAATCATGCTCAACCATTCTTTTAACTAGTTCTTCAAATTTAATTTTGGGCTCCCAGTTAAGTTCTTGTTTTGCATAATTACAATTTCCAAGTAATATTTCTACTTCCGCTGGTCTATAAAATGATGGATTAATTTTTACTAATACAGTTGACAATACATTCTTTTCCTCTAAAAGAAAATTATTTAAAATTAATCTTTCTTCTATTCCATTATTTTCCCAATGAAAATCAATAATACCAGCAAACATAAAAGCTTTCTCAACAAATTCTTTTACTGTATGGGTTTCTCCAGAAGATAAAATATATTCTTTAGGAGAGTCTTGATTTAACATTTGCCACACACCATTAACAAAATCTTCGGCATGACTCCAATCTCTTTTAGCGTCTAAATTTCCAAGTTCGATTGGGTCGAAACTTTTATTATTTTTTATTGCTTTTGCAATTCTTGCGACCCCCTTAGTAATTTTTCTAGTAACAAATTCTTCTCCGCGCCTTTCGCTTTCATGATTATATAAAATTGAATGGATTGCAAACAAATTATAAGATTCTCTATACACTTTAACAATATGTCTCGCAGCAGCTTTGGCGGCTCCATATGGAGATCTTGGTTTGATAGGATGTTTAATATCTTGTGGGCTATATTCTACATTACCCATTTCTTCGCTAGACCCTGCGCTATAGAATCTACAATTTGGAGCAAACTTTCTAATCGCTTCTAAACATCTTAAAACCCCCACTGCGGTAATGTCAAAAGTTTGTTCTGGCATTGTCCAGCTTGCCCCAACATATGACTGTGCTGCAAAATTAATAAAGTAATCTGGCTGAATATCTTTTACTAAATTTTCAATTGAAGAAAGGTCTGATAAATCTCCAGATACTAAATG